TTATATTATAAAAGGTGTTTTTATTTTCTCAATCTGTTCTCTTAATTCTTCTATAGTTCTGTGACTATATTTGGCGTTAGTAATATCACTTTTAAAGGAATGCCCCATCATTCGTTTACGATCATTTTCGTTGACTTCGTATCGTTCGCAAAGTGCGGAGAAAGTGTGACGACAATCGTGTGGTGTATGTCTTGCTCCAGTTGCAGCATTTGCAATTCCGAGAGAAGAAAGAGTGTTATACATTTTATTACGAAAGTCCCGCACAGAGCATCCAAGCAGATTCTTACCATTATATCTAGCTTTTACCATATCGAAAATACAAGAATGAATAGGAACAATTCTTTCTTTACTGGCTTTTGTCTTAACTCCACCTTTAAAATATTTTCCATCCAGATTAGTTTCCATATTTGTAAAGGCCTTGATACGATATCCACTGTAGCACATGATTAATAGCATTTGGACAACGAAATCATCTTTATTTTTCCACAATATTTTTAATTCCTCATCAGTGAATGGCACCCCACTTTCATCATCGTCTGGTATAGGAATAAATAAAGCAGAGGAGTAGTCTTTATCCACTATGTCGTATTTAATTGCGTATTTGTACATCTGGTGCATCAGAGACACAATCAATTCCAGAGAGGAATGTTTAAGAGGACAAGCATTAAGAACATCCTGTAAGTCTTTATATTTAATTTGACCAAACTGTATATCATGTAAAGCAGAAGAATTTTTAAACGCTACTTGCGTTGAAGACATGGAAGAAGTCTTTTTATTTCCGTTACGTAGCTCATTACGGTACTTCTCTTTATAGAAATCCTCATATACTTCTTTAAAGGTTGGAGTACGGTCAATATAAACGCCATTCTGTATTTTGATTTTTCCCTCGTTTTCCAGCTTACGTGCTGCCAGAATTTCATAACCTTCATCCCATGTCTCAACGTAGGCGAGAGCTTTCGGTGTGACAGGTCCTTTTGAGGTGTATTCAGTTACTGGTGGGTATACGCCATACGGTTTATAGCGTCCTTTGCCGAGATATTTTATTGATCCGAATCCGTTCGGGAGCTTCTGGTGTTTCTTTCTTCGTGCCATATGTACCATCCTTTCTGATTTTGGGTATAAAAATAACAGCCAGCAGAGAACAGGTGTTCCGCTTGCATTTGGCTGCTCCGAATGATACAATACGTTTTGTGAGAACTTCTGTATCATTCAGAAGGATTGCCCTTGGTATTACGGTACTAGGGGCAATTTTATATTTAAAAATCTAATTTACTTCCTTTGGATCTATTACATCTCCAACATAATGTTTGCAAATTTTCAACAGATGTGATACCACCTTTTGAAATCGGAACAATATGATCTACTTCAAGTAATAGGTTTGGTTCATTTTTTTGTGAAGCACCACATTTCTGACAGGTGTATCCATCACGTTCCAAAATACTTTTTCTTAATTTACTTGTCATTAAAGCTCTTTGTCCAGCAGCACTTTTTTTGAATTTTACTAATTCTGACAGATAAACCACAAACCGGTTTAAATTATCAAGGTTGAAAACGACATCACATTGTGTTGCGGCATTACCACCAGAACTTGTGTATTTGAATATGTACTTTGGAAAATAAATTGTGCTTAAATCAATAGGTTCGAAACCGAGTTTTTTCTCTAAATTTTTTTTGTCAAATGTTTTAATCAAAAATGGGATTTCGGAACTGATTCCATTGATAATGTTGTTTTTTTCATTTACCAATAAGTTTTTACCATTTTCAGCAGCTTCAAAATTATTCAGCATATTTTCAAATTGTTCAAGGTTTTCCTCGGTGCTCTTAATATTAAAATATTTGCATACATATTTAAATGGTTGCTTTCGAGCTGAATCGCAAACACTTCTTGAACAGTTACAAATATTTGGTGCAAAAACCTGTTTTTTCAATTCCGGACGCTTGTAATTGTAATTACTTGCATCTTGATAAGATGCTTTTCCATAATCTAGCTGATCTATTCCTATGTGGGTTCTTTTTAATTCATAAATATGATCATTAAGGTCATTGCAGTCTTTTGTATATTTTTCAATTTTGTTTTTCAATTCAATAAATGAATTGCTTCTATAGTATATTAATTTATACAAAAACCAAGCTAAGATTAATAAGATAATAATGACTAATAATGGCATAACAAAAATCCTCCTATTTTTCAAAAAGTTTTTAATCGAAGCTCTATAAGAGCCTGTTCATATCCAAGCAACCTGGAAAGCTGCTCGGTAGTAGTTTGTCGGTTCTCAAAAATGATTTCATCCGGGATCAGAAGCTCTGCTGCAAATGTGTTTGCTTCAATTTCTAATTTTGATGTGAGCATGAGAGTTTTATTCCGGATAAAATAACAATTTTCTTTTCGATGCATGATAGCATGTCCAAGCTCATGAGCCATGACAAGGCGCATCTCATTTTCTTCCAAATCCTCATTCAGAAAGATGCATTTGTGGTTCTTAAGAAACATGTAGCATCCGGCTTGACTTCCAAGCTCGCCGATCTGGACTTCTACATTCAGACACTCTGCAAGCTTGTATGGATTTCTCGTATTGAATTTTTTTACGTAATAATTTACTAACTGCTTTATGTCTTTTCTCAATTATGTAGCACCTACTTTTTATTCTTATTAGGATTGTACTTCTCTTTATTAATAGGTTTTAATCTGCGCATCATTAACTCGATTTGACCGAGTAATAGTTCAGCGTCTTCTTCCGGCACCGGCTCTCCATCGTAAGAGAGAGGTCCATCTGCACCGCTCATTAATTTTTGTCGAATGTTTTCCATGTCTTTTGCAATGTCTCGTTCGTCTTTAGCTGAAAGCTCATTATTGCTATCGTTTTGCTTATGGACATCTCCATTCATTAAATAATCAATAGTTACATTGAAATAGTTTGCAACTATGCTTGCCAAATCCATTCCACATTTTGAATTTTTCTTTTTCCAAGTACTTATCGTTGATTGGGAAACACCTGTTTCCTTGCAGAACTTATAAGCACTTATTCCGTTAGATTGTAATAATTGCTCAAAAATCTCATACATTAGTTGTCCACCTTTCACAAAATTAAAATACTTTGCAAAAACGTAATAATACTTATTGACAACCGAAGTAAGCGGTGCTATAGTACAAACATACTTAATTGAACCGAAGCAAACGACCAAGTAAAATTCGATTCAACGAACTACTTCGTAAGTGTTATAAATATATTTCGTTTTATTAAACTATATCACTAAACCGAAGTAAACACAAGTATAAATAACATACAAAAAGGAGGGATATTTTTGTCTAAAATGTATACCTGTGATGAAGTTGCAGAGAGATACAAAGTCAAGGTTATCACAGTATGGGAATGGATTCGCAAGAAAAAACTTAATGCAATCAAGCTAGGGAGGGAATACCGAGTTTATGAGGAAGATCTTATTAAGTTTGAAAATGAGCGGAAAACCATTCCGTCAAAATAATTACCACAACAACAGTCCAATAAGTAGGACAGAAAAATAGTCCCAAGTGCTGGAACACTCAGGACTATATAGGTTATATGAGTTCAAAAACTACATTGCCGCTTATATAAGTACGGCTGATAACTATATAACCTTCCGCTTCAAGCTCATTGATAGCAACTTTGGCGGTTGCATCGGAAAAACCATTTTTGATTAGGTAAGAATTTGAAAATTCTGTTTTTTCCGTATTGGCTTGAAGAATCTCTAAAGCTTTCTCAGAAAGAGAAGTCATATATGCCACCCCCTTCCAAAGGCGAGATTTTCCTTTGAAAGCCTTTCCGTATGATGTGGCATAAAAATTTTAACATTTTGATAAGCGAAAATCAACTTAGAAACATAAGAAAGGCGAAGTAAAGACAGATTAAGAAATGTAAGCAAAAAATAATATGAAAGGAGAGATATAGGATGAATAAAAGAACAGAAATAGAAATCCTCCGCCAACAGTTGGAGTTGTTAACAGAGGATTCAAAGAACACGTACCCAGCCACGAACGCATTGAGCAAGAATTCAAAGGCTATGGTTCTAATTAGCAAAGAATTATTCAAAAGAAAATGCTTTGCCGCCATGCTCTTTATCGCATTTTGTTATCTTATCAAACGCTTCGCGATACATGGCAAGTAATTTTTCGGGAGAATCTCCCGGAGTCGCATTTTTCTTTACATAAAGCAAAGAAAGTTCTTCGTAAAGAGACATACGCACGAAACCACCTTTCTTATATACTCGGACGTTGCAGCGTCCTGTAAGGAGATTGTACCATGTGCGTAAGAATAACAAAAGAAGGGAGAGATAGAAAACATGTTTCATAGAAGAAATAAAGTAGCTGTAGAAAACAGTTACAGAGCACCTATATATCCTGCACCGCAAGTTGGATATGCAAGTTCTACAACCATTCAATCTGATCGGGTTTTAGTTCAATTTTCTGTGCCTGACCACGAGTGGAATGAACTTGAAAATTCAAAGAAGTGGAAAGGCTTTGTAAAACGTCTTGAGGAATGTCAAAGAGAACAAATCCGGAACAAGCACTTAACTGGGCAATGTCGACAGGGAATTTGAGGTCAAATTCAAAATACCGATGAACAATTTTAGAAAGGAGTAATGGAGAGTGAGCCAACGCTTAACAGTAAAAGAAGCCGCTGCCGAGATTGGATGCAACGTGGAATACCTCAGACGGCAGATGAAAACCGGGCGATGGGATCTCGGAAGCGTGATAAAGCCAACCTCGAAGGTTAAGAATTATCAGTATTTTATCTTCCGGGCAAAGCTGGACAAGTTTCTAGGTATCGAACCAAGAGCAGACAACGAGGAGGTGGAAAATGAAGCAGATCAGTAAAGTATTTATAGCGGTAGGGCTTGGAATTATGTTTCTTTGCGGAATGCTCGATGCGGATGGTGAAAAGTACATCTTATTATTAATCGCTATGGCACTCGGAGCTTTGGTTGCACTTATGGGAGTTGCGATTATGGATGTGGAACAGACACGAGAGAAAAAGCGGAAAGAGAAGCAGAAAGCATATTTTATTCACCAGAAGGACAAGCTTGACGCTGATGTTGAGTTCCTTTGGGAATTTGAGGACAAAAAAATAGCACCCTGAATGTTTTGGCGAACGCAGGTGCTATTTAACCATAGGAATACAAAAGTATTTCTGCTTTTGTTATAACACATAGTTAAATTTTTGGAAAGCGTGATTTTATGATTTACAGAAAATGCAGAATCTGTGGATGCAGTTTAGATCCAGGCGAAGGAAACATGTGTGAAGAATGCCGGGACGAGCAGTACATGAAGCAACAGCAAGAGAAAGCGGTCAGATACATGGTTTTAGCTACAGATTTCAGACAGATGGAAATGGAGGAATTTTTAAATGGCAGCGCCTAGTTTGACATGGAAGGATTTAGGAATACTCAAGGATGCACTGGCAGAATTTGAAAGAACACTGGAAGATTTAGGCATAGAAGCCGGTGAAGTCTCATGGCATACCGACGGAAGTATTCATGGTGAATTTGTGTATGGTACAAGAAAGCTGATTACCAACACAGACGATGATGGGGAGGGATTTTCTCACAGATATGAATGATAGTTACGATTTGTGGAAAGACAGAGATCGGAATCAAGGAGAATGGCTTGAGCGTAGACCAAAATGTATATGTTGCGGTGAACACATCCAGGATGATACAGCAGTACAGATTAGAGGAGATTATTATTGCGATAGATGCCTGGATGATATGAGAGTTTATATCGAAGATTGAGAGGCAAGATAATGGAAAATAATTTTTTAAATGCAAATGAAATCAGTTGCAGAGTTCAGCAGATTTCAGAAAAAGGATTGTCTTTGCTGTTGTATGTCACTTCCAGAGATGGACAAAAAAGGCTTGATGAAAAATATGGAGCACTCGGATGGCAGGACAGATATGAAGTAATCGATGGAGATTTATATTGCATTATTTCTGCATGGGACAACGAAAAGAAGATGTGGATTTCTAAAGAGGATGTAGGAACTGCATCTTATACAGCAAAAGAAAAGGGACGAGCATCGGATGCATTTAAGAGGGCATGTGTAAAGCATGGAATTGGAAGAGAATTATACACGGCACCTTTTATATGGATTCCGGCAGCCAATTGTCATATTAAAACAGACAATAATGGAAAATCTTCTACAAGAGATAAGTTTTTTGTAAATCTTATTAAATATTCCTCGGATGGCAAAATTGATGAATTGGAAATTGTAGATCAGGAGATGAACATTGTATTTAAACAATATCCGTCTCAGAAAATTGATGATGTGAAATACCAGGTTCTACTCGGAAAACTGAAAGAAGCGGATGTATCAATGGATACAATTGTTGAGCTGTTTCATGTAAATACATTACAGGAACTTGATATTAATCAGTGGAATAAATGCATGAGAAAACTTGAAGTCACGATTGCAGCAAATGCCGGAAAAAAGGGTGATGCATAATGCATGCGCTTGTAAAGATTAACCAATACCGAGAGCAGAAAGACGGTACAGTTTTGGTTGTATCTGTTCCAGATCTGAAGCTTGGGGACATGTTCCAAAGAAAGAAAATTAGAAATGCTGAGATCCGGTTTGATGATGGCAGACACATATCGGCAGAGCAGAGAAAAAAGGCATATGCCACGATAGGGGATATTGCAGACTGGACAGGATATCTACCAGAAGAAGCGAAAGAAAGACTTAAGAATGAATATACAGTGCGAACAGGAGTAGAACATATCAGTCTTTCAAATTGTTCAATGGATACAGCAAGAGACTTTATTAGCTTTCTGATTGAATTTTGTTTGGAATGGGGGATACCGCTTTCAGACAATGCAATAGATCGTACAGATGATATAGGAAGATACCTTTACTATTGTCTGATACATAAAAAATGTGCAATCTGCGGAAAAGATGGAGAGATTCATCATGAGGATGCAATCGGAATGGGTAATGACAGGACAAAAGTAGATGATTCCAGTTATAAAAAAATCTGTTTGTGCAGAGAACACCACACACTGGCACACAGCCTTGGAGTGATCCGGTTTCGAGAGATGTATAAGGTCTATGGAATTGTTGTAAAGGATTTATAGGGTTGAAACACCTTGCCAAATGGCAGAAAGAAACCTATTCATGCAGAAAATAATATATCACGAATTATTGGAAGCTGGTTATTATCTCCGGGGTTAGTCCCGGAGAGGAAAGGGGATAAATGAAAACAATAAATGACATTCCCTGCGGACATTTGAAACCATTACCGAGACTTTATAATCCATTTGAAGATAGAAAGCTGCGAAAGCAGATAGAGACAGCAAATACAAAGGATGACTGCATTATCAATGTTGGAAATGGATATTACAGACCAGTTCCGGGAGATCCAGTAGATGAAAAAGAACTGGATGAATATCTTTCAAAAGAGCTGCACCGTGCAAGAGCGATACTGAAAAAACGTTTAAATATGAAAATGACATTTGAAAGGTGGCGAGAAGTTGGAGTACCTACTGATAATACCGGGACGACTGGATAACTTGAATGATTTTATCCGTGCGGATAAGGCAAGCAGATATAAAGGCGGAGAGATGAAAAAGCAGAATGAAGCTATTGTTTCTGTGTACATCAGAAAGTGCCTGAGAGACGTAAATATCAATAAAAAAGTATTTATGGAATATCTGTGGGTGGAAAAGAATAAAAGGCGTGATTTGGACAATATATCGTCATTCGGCAGAAAAGTGATCCAGGATGCATTAGTTAACTGCCATGTATTAAAAAATGATGGCTGGGAGCAGATCTGTGGATTCTCTGATGAATTTCGTATAGATGCTGAAAATCCACGGATTGAAGTTCGGATTCGGGAGGTGGAAACTTGAACTATTTAGCTGAGATAAAAGCATTTTACGACAGGCTCGAACTAAACCCGCAGCCCAACACTGCAATCGCATTATGGCATGCGTTAATGTCCATAGCGAATAAAGCAGGGTGGCCAGATACGTTTACGGTAGCCTCGTCAGTCCTTGGACTTCGGTCTGGATTAAATGCATCAGCGTTAAAGAGAGCGAGAAACAAGCTTGCTACAGATGGGTTCATCGAATGGAAATCGCGCGGTGGGAATCTTGCAGCACAATATAAAATAAATAGTCTTGTGGTTCAAAATTACAGTAAAAATGAACCACAGTTTGAACCACAAAGTGAACTACAAATTGCACCACAGTTTGAACCACAAAGTGAACCTATTAATAAACAAAGACATAAACATAAACAAAATACACCCCCTATATCCCCCGTGGAACGGTATGCAGAGTTTGCCGCAGTCTATCCGAAACGGTGTACTGGTTGTCTTGCTGAAACAGAATACTGCAATGCGGTACTGGCTGGTGTACCGGAAGATGATCTGGTATTGGCCGCACAGAATTATGCAGATATATGCAGACGGGAGAAAACAGCAGAGCGGTATATTAAAAAGCCGGAGAACTTTTTACGAGAGAACTTGTTTATGCAGTACCTGAAAGGAGAGAACGATGGATCAGTTGGAAGAGATACTGGAACGCATGAAAAATCACTCAACGAACTCATGCAGGAACGCGGAGACACCGGAGACTTCCAAGGATTCTGATGTGTGTCCAATTTGCGAAGGTCGAGAGTGGATCTTGAAAATAAAAGACGGAGTTGAAATAGCAGTACCGTGTAAATGCCGTGAAAAAGCGGTCATGTCAAGGCGGTTGCGATTCGCAGATATACCGGAGGCATTCCGTGGGATGGATCTGAGATTGTTTCGGATGGATGTGTACAGAAAGCAGGAAAGTAAAAAGATGGTGTCAGATGCTTGTAAAATCATAAAAACCTATCTGGATGATTTTGAGAGCCAGAAGGAAAGAGGCATGGGACTGTATATCTGGTCGAGGACAAAGGGGAGCGGTAAGACGAGGATCGCTGCCGGGATTGCAAATGAGTTGATGAAAAACTATGCAGTGAAGTTTGCAGTGTCACTGACCATCCTGCAAGAGATTAAGAATACATGGCGGAGAGATACAGAATACAGTGAGAACCAGCTTTTAGACGCACTTTACACCACAGACATTCTTGTAATTGATGATTTCGGAGTGGAGAGACCAGCGGACTGGATAAATGACAAAATGTATCAGATCATCAATGAGCGGTACATAAACCAGAAGGTAACGATTTTCACGAGTAATGATCCGCTGGACAAACTATCCTACGATGACCGGATCACGAACCGGATCAAGGAG